ACTGGACAACGGCAGGTGACGGCATCGCCGAGTACGAGCGCCCGACTGTCATCTACAACGCTGACGGGCAGTAAGCGCCAGAGGCTCTCGTGATCAAGGTCGAAGCCCGCGGTCTCGCCGACAACCTGTCTGAGTTGACCGACATCGAGCAGCGCCAGATACCTTTCGCCACCGTGCTTGCTCTCACCGAGACGGCCAAACTGGTGAAGGCCAGGCTCGAAGATGAGATGCGGTCTGTGTTCGACAGGCCCACCCCCTACACCATGAACAGCTTGCGCCTGATTCCTGCTACCAAGCAGCGGATGGAAGCACGGGTGTGGATCAAGGACGAAGCCGACGGTGCCCAGCCTGCTACCAAGTGGCTCACACCCGAGGTGTTTGGCGGTGATCGCAACACCAAGCGAAGTGAAGCATTGCTGAGGGCGCGCGGGATTCTTCCCGAAGGCAAGTTCATCGTGCCCGGCAAAGGCGCGCCGCTCGACAGCTACGGCAACATCGGCCGCGGTCAGTTGCAGAAGATCCTGTCGGGCCTCGGTGCCCAAGGCGATCGCTTGCAGAACAGCACAACCAGCAGGCGCAGCGCAGGGAACACCAAGCGCTATTTCGTGATGCGCAAAGGCCGCAACGCCATCGGCATCGCAGAGCGCACCGGCACCAAGCGATCCGATGTGCAGATGGTCTTGGCCTTTGTGGGCAAGCCAGCCTATGCGCGGGCACTGGACTTCTTCGGCATTGGCGAGCGGTTGGCAGATGAGCAGCTTTCGATTCAGTTCGCGAAGGCCTTCGACAGGGCGCTTGCTACGGGCCATCGCTAGGCTCAGCGCGCTCCTTCTCGATTCGTCTCAAATGAGCAATCTGCGCACGAATCCGATTGGGTAAATCGTAGGAAATTTCTGCAAGCAAAGCCGAGGCGCCGCGTGGGTGCACCGTGTGTTTGCGATCGCTATAGAACACGCCAGCCAGCGCTGAGATGCGCGAAGCCTTCTCCGATATGTACGAGTCGAATCCGGTTATCCGTGAGCAGAGGAGTCTGACCTGGCTGAGCGCCTGCGGGTTTGGCTCCGGACAGTCGTGCTTGTTCAGGGTCGATTCGATTTCATCAAGCGAATTCAATATCTGTTGGAGATCGTCCATGCCTATCCCTTTCCACGTGCCGCCATCAAGGGCGGAGTTGATTCAAGTGATACACGTTGCCGCAAGTCGGGGTGATGGATCAAGAGCCAATCCGGAGCGGATCATTGATCTGTACTTCTCACCATCGGGCGAGCTGCTGGCTTGCAATGATCCGTTGAATGGCCCGCCTGACGGGTTCAATCCCGTCGGTACGGGCCAGTGAGTGCTGCACTGTGATGGTGCGGCCATGGCGATCGGGGAATTGGCGTGCTACATCGGGTCCTCCTGGGCATACCCCCCACGGAGGGTAATTCGAACCCCGCGCGCCAACGATGTATGACCTTTTTTCCACGGTTGGTTGTTGTTTAATCATGGCCAAAAACGAAACAACCAAGCAGCGCGGCTGGTTGAACAAATCTGACATGGCGTCGAGCCTGGGCATTTCCCCTCAAGCCTTTGATAAATGGGGCGTTGAGCCAGTCGAGCGTATAGGCCGGGAGGCGTTCTACACCGCGCAAAAGGTGGTCGAAAACCGCATCGCACACAGCCTCCGGAAACAACAACCTGAGGATGCCGGTGAAGGTGGTGTTGACCCCTATGTCGAGTACAAGCTGATGTCCGAACGTCTTCGACTGACGGCCGCCCAAGCCGATGCTCAGGAGAAGAAGAACCAGGTGCAGGACAAGCTCCTGGTGCCGGTCCCGTTTGCCACGTTTGCCCTGTCAAAAATTTCCGCCCAGATTGGATCGAAGCTCGACACGGTCGCGAAGACTGTGAGCCGCCGGCATCCTGAAGTTGATCCCCGGGTGATCGAATCGGTAGAGCGGGAGATTGCCCTTGCACGAAACATCGCCGCCAAGTTTGGCGAGCAGATCCCGGGATATTTAGATGAGTATGTTGAGTCCTTGGCTGAGTGACCTGAGCAGGTCTATCGAGCTTGGGCTGGACGCACTGAACAAGGACCCACCGCAAACAGCAGTCGAGTGGGCCGACAACAACTTCTACATGTCGGCTGAATCATCCTACAACGAAGGGAAATGGACCACCGAGCCATTCCAGGTGGCAATCCTCAACAGCATGGGCAACGATCTGATATCGGTCGTCAACTTCATCAAGTCGGCGCGGATCGGCTACACCAAGCTGCTCATGGCCAACATCGGCTACAAGATCCAGCACAAACGCCGCAACGTGATCATGTGGAGCCCGACCGACCCGGACGCCGAGTCGATCAGCAAAAGCCACGTCATCGGCATGGTTCGCGACGTTGAATGCATCCGTGACCTGGCGCCGTGGCTGGACAAGAAACACGCCGACAACACGCTCAGCCAGAAGGTGTTCGCGAACCGGCGAACCCTCTGGATTCTGGGCGGAAAGGCCTCGCGCAACTATCGCGAGAAGTCTGCCGACGAGGTGATCTACGACGAGCTGTCCAACTTCGACGCCAGCGTCGAGGGGGAGGGCGCTCCGATCACCCTCGGTGACAAGCGCCTGGACGGCGCGACCTATCCGAAGTCCATCAGGGGCTCAACACCGAAGATCGCCGGTTCTTGCCAAGTGACCAAGGCAGTCGAGGAATCCCCGTATCTGCTGAAGTTTCACATTGAATGCCCGCACTGCCGCAGGGAGCAGACCCTTCAATGGGGCGGTAAGGATTGTGAGTATGGTCTCAAGTGGGAGAAGAATGCCCTCGGCGAGGCTGAACGCGCGTGGTACGTGTGCGAACACACCAAATGCGTCATCTGGCACAACGAAATGGTCGAGCAATCCAAGACCGGCCGCTGGATCTGTGGCAACACCGGCATTTGGACTCGCGACAGCATGGACTGGTTTGACTCTGCCGGTGAGCCGATCAGGACGCCCCGGTCTGTCAGCTGGAGCATCTGGGCGATTTACAGCACCTGGAGCACTTGGCTCAAGCTGGCAGAGGAATGGTTGAAGGTCAAAGGCGATCGCGAAAAGCTGATCACTTTCATCAACACCACCCGTGGCGAAACGTGGGAAGAGGATCAGGGCGAGAAAGTCGATTGGGAGCTCCTCTACGGGCGCCGCGAGGTTTATCCAGCGGTACCGCTCGCGGGATTGGCATTAGTCGGCGGAATCGATACGCAGGATGACCGTTACGAGCTTCGGGTCTGGGCGTTCGGCATCGGCGAAGAGGCATGGCTGATTCATCGGTCGATTCTGACTGGCGATCCAGCCAGCGAGGAGCTTCGACGCAAGGTCGGCGTTGAGATCAACCGAACATTCCTGCGCGAGGATGGCTTGCAGATGCGGGTCGAGCGCTGGTGCTGGGACGCCGGCGGACACTATTCCGACGAAGTCGCAGCGGAAAGTCGCAAGCATGGCGTGCAGTGGGTCATCCCAGTGTTCGGTGCTTCCACCTACGGCAAACCTATCGCCAACTTCCCCAAGCGGAAGAAGGACAAGGTCTACAAAACCGAGGTCGGCTCCGACAACGCCAAGGAAATCATCTACAGCCGCCTGCGCATTCAGGTCCCACAGCCGTGGGTACCAACGCCAGGCTGCGTGCATTTCCCGCTCAATGACCTGATCTGCGACGAGGATGAGCTCAAGCAGATCACGGCTGAAAAGAAAAAGGCGCAGATATCGAAAGGGAAGCGCGTGCTGCGCTGGGACAGTGGCGGCAGGCGAAACGAGGCGCTCGATTGCTTCGTGTATGCCTTGGCGGCGCTGCGAATCAGCCAGCTGCGCTTCGGTCTCGACCTCGACGCCCTGGCTTTGGCCAGGCCTGCCGTACGCGCACCGGCGGCAGAAACCACAACCACCAAAAGCACACCGCAGCCGTCCTCGGGCGATTGGCTCAAACAGAGGGAAGACCCATGGCTGTAGTCCCAACACCCACCCCCCAGCAGATGGTCAGCAAGTACCTGCAGGCCGAAATGGACGTGCTCGAAGGCAAGACCACCATCTTTGGTGGCCGGACCCTGACCATGGCCGATCTGCCGGATATTCGCGCCGGTCGGCTTGAATGGGAGCGCCGGGTATCTGCTCAAGCATCACAGGCGCGCGGGGGCCTCGGTTACTCGCTGGCGAGCTTCGAATGAAGAATTTTATCGACAAACTCCTAGAGCCGTTCGCGCCAGGAACGGTGGCCAACCGTCTTGCCGCGCGCCAGGTGATTCGCGCGTACGAGGCCGCGAAGGTCACCCGGACCCATAAGGCAAAAGGGGAGCCGCGTAGCGCTGACGCATCTCTGCAACTTGGCGCTCGGTCACTTCGCGAGCAGTCCCGAAAGTTAGATGAAGACCACGATCTGGTCACCGGTATATTCGATCGCCTGGAAGAGCGGGTGGTCGGTGGTGCTGGTATCGGCATTGAGCCTATTCCGCTCGGCTACGACGGGACGGTTCACTTGGCTTTCGCCGCCCAGATCAAGGCGGAATGGGCTGAGTGGTCGCTTCGGCCTGAAGTTTCCGGCGAGCTTTCGCGGCCGCAAATGGAACGGCAGGTCTGCCGTACCTGGTTGCGGGATGGTGAGATGCTGGCCCAGAAGGTCCGGGGCAAGGTCGCCAACTACACGTTCCTCACTGACGTCCCGTTTGCGCTGGAACTGCTGGAGCCTGATTTTCTGCCGCTGAACTTAAACGATGATTCCAAGGGCATCGTCCAGGGAATCGAGCGGGATAACTGGCGCCGGGTGCGGGCCTATCACTTGCTCAAGAAGCACCCCGGCAGCCTCAACGGTTTCGGATTCTCCTTCGAGACCAAGCGCGTCGACGCCGAACAGATGATCCACATCGCCTATCGCAAGCGGATTGGGCAGAACCGTGGTGTTCCGCTGCTGCATGCGGTGCTGATTCGCCTCGCCGATATCAAAGATTACGAGGAAAGCGAGCGGGTAGCAGCGCGCATCAGCGCCGCCCTGGCCATGTACATAAAGAAGGGCAACCCGGACAGCTGGACCGATCACAAGAACGGCGAGGCACCTGGGGAGCGAACCTTCCCGATCGCGCCGGGCATGGTGATTGACACCCTGCTGCCTGGGGAGGACATCGGCGTCATTGAAAGCAATCGGCCAAATCCCTTCCTCGAAGGGTTCCGGAACGGCCAGCTCCGCGCGATCGCGGCCGGTACCCGGGGTGCCTACTCCACGGTTGCTCGAAGCTACGACGGCACCTACTCGGCGCAACGCCAAGAACTGGTAGAGGCCCAGTTGGGTTACGACCTGCTTCAGCACGAGTTCATCGACTACTGGAGCCGGCCGGTCTACCGCGAGTTCATCAGCGTGGCGCTCTTGAGCGGAAAGCTCAAGCCGCCCGCCGATGTGGACCCTCGCACGCTGTACGGGGCGGTTTACCAAGGCCCGGTCATGCCGTGGATCAACCCGGTTCAGGAAGCCAACGCTTGGGAAACTCTGGTCAAGGCCGGGTTTGCTGATGAAGCCGAGGTCGCCCGTGCACGGGGCCGGAACCCGCAAGAATTAAAGCGGGCACGCACTGCGGAAGTGAAGACGAACCGGGAAGACGGGCTGGTGTTCAGCTCCGACGCCTATCACGAGTACTACGCCAAAAATGGAGCCGCCGATGCGCAGCCAACTGAAGGCGGTGCTGCTGGCGCCGCTCGCCGCCCTGACACAACAGAATAAGCCCAGCGAAAGCTGGTACAGCATCAACGCCTTGGCCCGTGGCCAGGTCGAGATCCTGCTCTACGACGAGATCGGCGCCTGGGGCATCACTGCCCAGCAATTCGCCAAGGATCTCAAGGCCGTTGGCGACGTGTCGCTGATCAACCTGCGCATCCACTCCCCGGGTGGCGACGTGTTCGAAGGGACCGCCATCTACAACCTGCTCAAGAACCACCCGGCCCGGGTGGACGTGTACATCGACGGCCTGGCCGCTTCGATGGGCTCGGTCATCGCCATGGCCGGCGACACGATCTACATGCCCGAGAACGCCATGATGATGGTGCACAAGCCCTGGGGCATTTCCGGTGGTGACGCCGACGACATGCGTCGTTATGCGGAGCTGCTCGACAAGGTCGAGGGCACGCTGATCATGGCCTATGTCACCAAGACCGGAAAATCCGAAGACGAGATCAGGGGCTTGCTGAAGAGCGAGACCTGGATGAACGGCCGCGAGGCTGTCGAGGCCGGCTTTGCCGACCAACTTACCGAGCCGCTCGCTGCTGCAGCCCAGCTCACCTCAAAACGCATGAAGGAGTTCGACCACATGCCAGAAGCACTGAAAACCCTGTTGCAGCCGCAAGCGAACGCTACCCAGCCTGCCGCAGCACCAGCCACCCCGGCCCCTGTTGCCGCCGCTCCAGCAGCGCCTGCTGCACCGGCCGCCCAGTCGGAAGAAACCATCCGCGCTCAGGTGCTGGCCGCCGAAACCACCCGCCGCACCGCGATCACCACTGCATTTGGCTCGTTTGCACAGACCCACGCCGAGTTGCTGAACACCTGCCTGCTGGATCACACCGTGACCGCTGAAGCCGCAGGCCAGAAGCTGCTGGCCAAGCTGGGCGAAAACACCACCCCAGCCGCTCGCGCGCCGGGCCACGTCTCCAACGGTAACTTGGTGGGCGACTCAGTTCGTAACTCGGTCATGGCACGTGCTCGCCACGCCGAAGCCGAGAAGGACAACGTCTACGTGCACATGAGCCTGCGCGAGCTGGCCCGTGC